TATNAGTATCTGTTAAACTATCTATTGTAAAACTAATTATATTATTTTCCCATTTACCACTTGTTGAATTATATTTTAATACTTGATCATTTTGTAAAGAATTCATGTTAACATCAAATACTTCGTTTAACGAGAGAGAACTTGTTTCCCATTCTGTATTTGTTGAGTTATATTTTAGTATTGCTCCATTAATTAAAGTATGTAGATTAACATCTGTTAGTTCATCAAAATTAATAAAAGTATTTATAAATTTAGAACTAGCTGAATTATATTTTAATATATTATTATTTGCTACTGATGTAATTACAACATCATTTAATTCATTTAATGTATCTGTATCGTCATGATTTTCCCATTTACCACTTGTTGAGTTATATTTTAATACGTCATTATTTTGTAAAGAACTTATATTAACATCTTGTAATTCATTAACTAATATTGTACTATTTTCCCAATTACCATTATTGTATTTTAATACTTCTGTATTTCCTACATTAGTAATATTAACATCTTTTACACCATTTAAATTAAGATCCGTATTTATCCATTTTTGAGAGACAGCAGCATCATAACGAAGAAATTGTGCATCTTGTGGAGAAGATATTGTAGTATCACTTAAATTAGAAAGTGTATCTAGATCTACAACTATAGTATTTTCCCATTTACTTGTTGATGAATTATATACTAAAAAATTATTATCCTGAAGGTTACTTATATCAGTATCTGTTAAACTATCTATTGTAAAACTAATAATATTATTTTCCCATTTTTCACTTGTTGAGTTATATTTTAATACTTCATTATTTGCTAAATTGTTTAAATTTACATCACCTAGCTCTGGTATTATTTTAACACCGACTTCATCTATATTATAAGATATAAAAGGCAAAGCCATACTATAATATAGATATATTTTTTATTTATTCATTTATTTTAAATTACCAAATGTATTTACCATATCAGGGTTATAGAAACCACTTATAGGCATTATTGGAAGGTTCATCGGTTTATCAGCATCTGTTGATAGTCCTAAAGTTTGGTGTCTAGCAAAACCCTGATTAACATATTGCCATCCATTTTTTTCACTTTCTGGTCTTCCATAAATTACTGCTTCTGGTTGTCCTTTAACCGGTAATACTTGTTTTAATGTACTTCTAAAAATTGTATCATTAAATTCTGTTGAAAGTTTTCCTACAGGTGTGTAGTATCCAGGGGTATGATTTCTAACATTATTATTTTTAATTCCTTCATACATACTTGCGTGTGCGGGTGAGTAATCAAAATAAGAGAATTCTCTCGCTCCTTTGTTAGGTTTTATACCAGCGTATAATCCAATAGTATCAAGCATAGTTTATTATTAGTAAATATTTTAATTTAATAATAATAATTATATTTTAATTAATGTTAGTCAGTTTCGTAAGTCATCACGCAATTATTTCGATTGCACGTCCCGATCCTAGGCGTAATTCTGCAGTACATTCTGCAAATATCATTAAATTACAAGAGGCAATATTTTCAGTTGTTATTGAAGCCATTGCGGATACACTTCTAGTATCTAACCCACTCGCTAAACGATTCATTTCACTTCCAGGAAGCGAAAAATTGTAACATTGAACAAAAAAGTTATCTTTGTATTGATCTAATGTTAAAGTTTGATTGCGTTCGTATTTACCAACAGAATTTAAGCTCATTGCTAAAGCTTCTGGGGTTGTCATACGGTAAGCAGGAATATTCGCTGAATTGACTTGTAATTGAAAATAAGAAGGAGCACCTGCTGTTGTCTTTTTCTCTTCAAAATTGAAGTAGTTGGAAATATAGCGTTCTCTATTAGTATCTAACGAACCTCCCGCATCATATTGTGGAAGTCCAACGTCAATATTTGTGGAATCATCGTTTGCTATTGCGATACTGCAAAAAGCTCCAGCTTTTTTATAGCCGCTTACAATCTTGGGCGCACTTTTTGTAGAATAAGCAGTATCACGATAAGCAAGCCAAAGTTTATCCCACGACGCCGAATTTACATTAAAACGCGAAGTTCCCGCATGTGTTGATACAAAAGAATAGTAATTTTTAAATGGTAAAGATAAATAGCCAACAGAGGCTATACGCTGTTCTACAATTTGATCTAAAACTGAAGTTGCCATACCTAAAACTTCACATTGAATTGTCATTTGTGAGAGAGTAAAAGAAGGATTTCCAGTTCCTGTTTTATCAAAATTTGTAGATACACTTCCTGCACCTGATGGTAAAATTCTACCGTCCGAAATGGGACAAACTGTATCGTCTGCTAATGTAATTTCTAAAGTAATTTGTGGAAATAATCCAGTATCAATAATTGATGGTTCTAATGTTCCAAGAAGACCGTCCCAGTTATCAATGCAAAAATGTTCAGTTCCGTTTTCTAAATATGTTTCGGGATCAGCATTTGCAAAACTCGCTCCATTATGGTAAGATTTACTGCGAACAATTTCAGGATGAGAAAGCGCCGCGCCACATTTAGAACCTTGAAGGGCGGCTTTCGCATGAACTAAGGTATTATATCCTTGAAATCCATTTTGTACTAAAACACCACCCATATAAACACTTACACGTTCTATTAAACTCGCCACATCGTTGGGCATCGAAGTTCCTGCACCAGCGGTATTGCAAGCAAAAAATAAACGGGTCGCGCGAAGATTTAAAAGAGTGTTACTTGGTAATTCAAATCTTACGATTTTTCCAGAATTTTGATTACCATCAGTTTGCGGGTGAACTTTGAAATTGCTGATCGAAAGACCTTGCATTCTTTGCATAAAATAACTAACGTTCGAGGGTAGAACTCCAGCCATCTTTTTTGTTTATAATATTGTAAAAGATTTTAATTTTAAAATATTATTTAATTATTAAATTATTAATTATTAATTTAAATTTAGAATAAATTCCTAAACTTTCGCTAATGTTTTGGGTTTCCATAATCAGACCACACTAAAGTAGATTGTGCTTTTCTCGCGGGTAGTGGCGGAGGTAGGGCGGCAGTTTCTAGTTTTTGAGGCATTTTATTTCTAATTATATCTACTCTTATAACTGCTGTAAAGCTTAAATTTCCTTGTGTGTTTTGTAAATTACTCTCAAAAGTGTCTGTTGTAGCATTTATTAAACCCGCTGCTGTTCCTAAATCTTTTTGTCCTGATGTTCTTCCTAATTTTCTACCTTTAGAATCTGTTAAAGAAAATCGTAAATTTGCTAATTTTCTTTGTTGTAGATTTAAAAAGAATTCTTCACCAGTCGACGAGTCATAAGTAATATATTCTACATCTTTTATAAGTTTCGCCATTATGTCACTATTTATTATATCAGCGTTATGTCTTCCAACGTCATTATTTAAAACAGACATTGCTAAACCATTTTGTGCGTTATTACATCTTAAATAAACATAAGGATCACTTAAACGTTGCATAGGAAAATATCCCTGAACTCTAATTGCGTTTGCTGTTATAGTAATTTTTAATGAATCAAAAGTAGTATCAGTTGAATCATCTTGACGAATTCCTCCTAAAATTGTATAACAATCTCCTTCTGCTTCTTGACATTGCACATGTAATTCTGATATTTGATGAGCGATTGTTGTACCACTTCCATTTTTAGCAGTTAAAGTAATATCTAACAGACGATCATCGGTAACGCTCATGGAGGTAGATACAGGTTTTACTGTTGTTAATTCAAAAGAAACGGCTGCACTTTTAGTTGCTAAATATGCTGCTAAATTAGTAGCAAAAGAAGTCGCTATATCTTTAAGATTTCCGTAGTTCTTTTTATCAATATTTACTACATTTAAAAAGGCAGGTGTAGTACTTGATGTACCACGAACATTAAACCTACTATTATTTATATTTATCATATAATTATTGTTAAACATTGTAAAGTTTAAAAGAGATAGTTTAATAAATTCTCCATCACCTGCTTCTATAGTTTGTCCAGAAAAATGCACATGACAATCATCGCCTTCACTTTGTTTATCTCCTACGACAGACGCTTTTTCAGTATCGAGAAATAAATTAAAACTATTTACTATTTGTTGCCCTTCGTATCTACTTCTTTGAAGACTCATATTTAATATAAATAAATATTTTAATTTTCATCAATTTCTTTTTTAGCATATTTAAAAGGTTCTGATTCTACCTTTTCTTTAATAACATCTATCTCTTCTTGTGTTTTATGTAGACACATATCATACACTAATTCAGCATAATATGTTGGCACGTCTGGATATAAATCTTTCATCGTTTTTAGTGCTATTTTTTTCTCTAATAATTGGTCGTCGGTATAATTATATAAATTCTCTTCTTGTTTTCTTGAATATCCTGGAACTTCCATTTATATTTACTAAATATTATATTTTTAATAAAATTACATTTATTCTTCTTGAAAAGGTTCGTTTGACTCTATAGGTAAAATATCTTGTCTTCCTGCTTGATGATATGACCTTTCTATATGTGATAATGCTTCTATATCATCTCTGTAATTTTTTGTTAATCTACTTAATACTTCATCATCATGAACTCGTTTTGCTAATGTTTCTGGTGCTATAAGTCTTGATAAATCTTCTAATTCACTTGCATCTACTAAATTTGCCATAGTAGCTCTCATTCTTGTAGATAAAAAACTTCTTGAACCTGGAATATTTTGACTGTATACATTTGATGCTTGAGAACGTGGTAATCTTCCAAGTGATAGTGTAGGTCCTATTTGAATTCCTCCCGCATTTGGGTCTGGTCTAAATTCTGGTGGTGGAATATAATCTGCTTTTATTCTTTTTTGATATGCACTTTCTAAATGAGGCATAACATTATTACTTCCTAATTCTTTCCTGTAATTTTGTATAGCATAAAACTCTGCTTCTTCATGTCTATTTGTAGATGCAAATTGTGCGAAGTTCTTTAAATCATTCACGGGATAACGAGCTACATTAGTATATTTTTTTGTTCTTCTTGGAACTTTAATCCCTCTAAATATGTTTTTTTGTAAATGAATGGGGTGCATATCACCTTGATGACCCAGATCCAGCGGAAAAAATTCCGGGTTTCTGTATTTAATTGCCAAGTCACTCAAAACACCAACTCGTGCCATATTTATTATATATTAATATTATTTTTTTCTTCTATTAATTTTTTATGAATTAATGTTCGTTCGTGTTCTGCCTTACCATCAATTCTAAACGTTCTACCGCATTCACAAGTAATTCTTTGAGTTTTCCATTCCATTATTTTTTCTTTATTATTCTCTCTGTATTCTTTATCGTATTCTTGTTTTTTATCTTTATTTTTCTCTGTATATTTTTTATCTGCTTTTTGTTTGATGGCTTTATAACCTTCTTCTGTTTGATGGCACTTATGACTATTTAAATTAGCATTTAATTTTACTCTATGTTCTTCTTCTTTTATTCTTGCTTCTGTAAATGTTATTTCACCACACTCTTCTATTATACCCATTCTCCAATTATCCCAACCACCATTCTCTCTAATAGTTGTATATATTTTACGATTAAATTTAGAAGAATTTTCATTAATACATTCGTTTTTATGCTGATATTTTCTTTGTCTAAATGATTTCGTAGAACCTACATAAACAAAATCAGGACAATCATCGCAACAAATTTTATAAATATAATATGACATAATTATACATAATATTACATTTATTTTTTTAAATCAATTTTATTTTAATTCTTCTGGAATAATAAATAAATCTAATCGTTGCCTAAACATGCTCGGGTGTTCTTTCTTCTTATGTAAATCAATAAATAAAAAAGGATAGTCACTTCCATCTCCTATTGCTGTATCATATACTTTATTAAATAATTCTTCATCTATCTCTCCGCTTACACTTTCGGCAACGTCTTTCATCTCTTGTCTATCTTTTGTTTTAATAATAACATACTAGTACATTGATTTCTTATAACTTTATTAAGTCCTCCTGTTTGGCATTTGAAAGATTGAATGAGGAAGAATAAACTGACACCTATTGCCCCTCCTTCTTTTAGACTTCCCACATGTCTAGAATAAGTTGATAATCCATTTAATTTTCTTGGACGTGAATAAATGCCTGAGCCTAACATATCATCAAAAATTACGGCTATGCGAACTTTATTTCCGCCCCATCTGTGTTCGGGTCGCATAAAATCACCTTCATCTCCAAAGAACCGAAGTAGCAAATTATCGTCCATATACTTGCCTTCCTTTAAGTCCTTCATTAATTTATTATATTTTTTTATCTCTTCTCTGTATCTCTCTAAATCTTCTGCTTCGTTCTTAACAATATCTTTTATTTTATCAATAACAGTTGGGTCATCTACATCTTCAAATACATGTTCTATTTTTAATCTATCCATAAGTTCTTTGTTGCTATTCATAGTTGGACTAACTGCAATACAATAGTCAAATTTTAATCGTTCAATTAAGTTCACAATTGCTGTAGATTTGCCCGAAGCTCTCTTACCTACTGCAATACAAACCTGATGCATTTTAGGCATAAAAGTATCTGTTGGATAAGAACCTGATTCACTTTTTGGTGGAATTATATCTAAACCATTTATTTTTGTTGTCTTCATTTTATTATACACTAATATAATAATATAAAAAAAATTAATAATGTTTTCTCATACCTTGTTGATTAATAAAATTACCAGAAAACATAGAATTATAATTATCTCTTAACATCATCTGTTCGGGTGTTAATTGTGGTTTCATAGGTGGTTTTGGTGGTTGTTGAGGTGGTTGTTCATAAGCTTGTTGTCTTTGTAGTGGTGGTTCCGATGGTTCCGATGGTTCCACTTGTTCTTTCTTTTTTCTGGATACTCGTTTAACAAAAACAACATTAGTATTTGGTTCAAACTCATCACTATCATCACTAGATTGTTCTACAATTATTTTAGTTTTTTTTTTAGTTGATTTCTTTTTTGTCTCTTTCACTTCTTCTTCTTCTTCTTCTTCATTTATAACTTCTGGTTTTGATTCTTTCTTTGGTTTTACTCCTAATATAGGTTCTGTTGCTTTATTTATATTTTCTATTTTATCTTCTAACTTTTTAACTATGTTTTGTTTTCTTATAGCATTACCCCGCGCTCTTGCTTTCGCCAGGCGTTCTAAATGTTCTGGTGATAATTGTTTACGTGGTTTTCCATTTTTATTTAAAGTAGTTGGTTTAACATTTTCAGGTGCTAATTGCTCTTCAATAGTTTGTGGTTCTTCAATAGTTTGTGGTTCTTCAATAGTTTCATCTTCTTCGCTCATTTATTATATATTAAGAAAATATTTTTAAATATTTAGAAAATATACATATCTAAAAGTTATTTTCTAAACCTATTATATAAAAAAAGAAATGAGAACTAAACAGGATTTTTACGATAAAGCAAAGCAATATGGTATAAAAGGCAGGTCTAAAATGAATAAATACGAACTAGAGGAGGCAGTCATTTTGTATTTATCAATTGAGTGGTTTAAAGGAATTGCTAAAGATAGTATTACTATAGACGATGATAGTGAAGTTGATGTAGAAGTGACAGACGTAAGTGGTGATGGTTTTTTAATTTAATTATATTATTATTCATTTAATAATTATATAATTATGCTATTTTCTCTATTTTCTCTATTTTCTATATTTCTATATTTCTATAATTTCTATAATTTGTAGAAGGAGTGGTGGGGGAGGGTTGTTTTTCATTTTATTATATGTGTTCCTACCTACCTACCTTCCTACCTTCCTTATTTTCAAATTTCATTTATACCCTCCATACACTACACTCTTTACACTTTTTAAATAAATAAATAAATAAATAAATAATATATATAGATAATAGGTAAGAAAGTATAGAAAAATAAAAAAAAAAGATAAGGAGGGTCAACAACCAACCTTCCCTTTTGTGTAGACTTAAAAATTAATAAATTATACAATAATAAACACCAGTATTTTGTCTAACATAAGTAACCTTATCATCATATCCTTTCATGCGAGTCCCAAATTTAGTAAGTGAGGGTTTAGAAACCATATTATTACCACACATTTCATAATATTTAATAAACTCTTTATATAAATCTACACCTTTCATTTTACTTTTAATCATAGCATTATCATCAACATCATCAGCCTCTTCTTTCCAATAAGTAATAAATTCTAAAATAATATCAACATTATGTTCTTTCATAATATCCATAATCTTATTGTTCTGTCTATCTCGTGATGGGTTAAAATTAGATAAATCACGATTTATTAATTCTTCATAAAACTTTCTCATAATAACATCATCATCAAGAACAGAAGCAAGATTATTAAAATATTCAACATCACCTTTCATTTTACTACTTGTGTTAAATACCATAAAGCGCCTATCACCTTCTTCTAATTTTATACAATTAAGATTATTAGTAGTAATAATATAATTTAAGTAATCATTAATTTGTATTGAATCAACCCCTTTCTTTTCCATTTCAATTGTTTTACCTGTAATAGATTCTTTAATGACTTCGTTTAATTCAAAAGTTTCTTTACCTGAAGCCTCATTTAGAATACATAATAATTTACCTTGGGTATTCGTAAATTTACCAAATACTTTATCTGTTTTACATGTAACAATCATTTTTTTAATACCAATAATTTTTTTAAGAAATTCTTCAGCAATCAAACTTTTACCTGTGCCAAATTGCTTATCATAAAGAATAACAGCAACTTCTGTTTTTTTATGTGGAAACTGAACGATATGAGCCAACCAATTTAAAAACCATTCAATATCTTTAACATCTTCTTTTAATAAAGTTTTAAGATGAAAATGTAATAAAGAAGTGTCAGCATCTTTATCAAGTGGAATATTTTTAATAGGAAAGTCATTCCATAAATTAAAAGCATTTTTAGGACACATTTCTAACGTAGGATAATAATCCACATTATTATAAAATCTAATATCCTCATCTGATAACCATCTTTTTATAAAAGGGTGTTTAACCATTTTATTTTTTTCCACATTAAATTCCCAATAATGTAAATGTTGAAAAGCAACACCAAAATCAGTTCTTTTATATAAAACATAATCATTCTTTTTAGTTTCTACAAACATGGTAGGAGATAAAATTTTAGCAAAATATTTTTCAAAATAATTTTTTTTATAATTATAAGACTGTGATAAATTAAATGTCTTAATGTTAAAATCATCAGTATCAAGTAATAGTAAATCTTTTGTGTCAATAGCATTCTTAAATGGTTTAATGATAAATTTAATATTTTCAAAATTGATAAAAACTTTATCATTATGACTTAAAGACAATTGAGTTTCATTAATAGTTTTAACTAACTCATCAGCACTATCTTGTTTTAGTATTTGGAAACCATCATAATTATATGAAGTAATAGTAAAATTATTATTTTTAACAATTTCAAAAGATTTCATAATAATTAATGTTTCATATTCTTGGAGGATAATGGATAATATTTTGGAAGGTTTTATATTAAATATTTGCATATCAAATGATTTACCATGTTTTTTTTTGGCTTTTTGTAATCTTCTAACTGATTCATATTTAACAATATCTTTAAACCTTTTATCACTTTTTATAATTAAATTTGTATTAATTTGAATTTCATCAATAAAATCAGTAATAAATTTTGGTAATATACAATCAATATTAAATTCTTTTCTCCATGAATCTACAGAACCACCATAAAGAACTCTTGTTATAAGATTTTTAACAATATCTTTTTTATCATAATTGGTTTTATTATTTTTATTATGTTCTGTAATAATTTTTTCATCAATTTCAAATAAATTAATAACATCATCTCTGTTCTCACAATAATATTTTAAATTATTAATATCATAAAAATCATTTGTCTTACATATATCTAATAATAAACAACTATGACAATTAACAATATCAATATCATATTCAGTATCTTGAAACAAAGAACTTCTTATAGCATTCCACATAATCGTAGAACTTCTAATTTTATGGTCTTTTACAAAAAACCTACCATATTTGTAATTTTTAAAATATTTAATATGAATACCTGTTTCTTTATATAAATCACAATAATTTCTAACTTCATCACGTTGAGTAGTCCATATATCCGGGTGAGTCCATATATTTTTTATTAATTTTTGATTAGGAAATTCTTTTAGTATAAAACTGTTTGCCGACATTTATATATACTAAATATATTTTAATTATCTTTAAATCAATTTTTTTTTAAATAATATAATTATCTTTTTATAAATTATATAAAAAAATAATTAGTTTCAATAAAATAGTCTATTTCATTTCTATATCATAACTTTGAGATATCGTAGCTAGAGATGTTCCCCTATTAACACTAATCTCTTTTAATTTATCAATATCTTTTCTAAAATGATTTATAATGATTTTCATATATTTTCCTTCGCCTAATTGTTTAAATGTTGCTTTCTGTAAATGATAAGAAATAGCAGATTTTGTAGGAATAAAAACGCCACAATCTAATCCAGACTTTTGACAACCTAATACTCTCCTTAAAGCAACAATAAATTTTTTCTCACTAATATTATTAACTTTTTGACCGTAACCATGATCAGAACCATCAGGAGCTATAATACTAGACGTTTTATATACATTCCTGATAAATGTAGCTTTATTTTTACTATTTTGTAGCCACATATAATTTGTTTTAGAATCAGTAGCATCTTTCTTTCTTGAAACAATGGTAAAATCTAAATCTTGATTTCTTACTTGCAAATGAATTAATAAATAATTAATTATATAATCTGTCCAATCGCTTTTATCATAGAGATGATTCATATATTCAACAATGTCATTATATGAAGGTAACGTTTCTTTTAATTCAATATTTTTTACTTTTACATCTTCTATTAATTTATTTTTATCTTGCTTCCGTTTTTGCTCTAATTGTTTAACACTTAATCCGTCTAATTTTCTAACTAATAATGCAATGTTTAAAAGTGCTTGTGAGTTATTTTTATTATCAATTTCATTTAATAATTCTATTATTTTTTTCTCACTAGTTTCTCCTATTGGTTTATCTGTAAGTTTAAATAATTTATTGTATTGAATCCTGTATTGTTTTTTTGTAGAATCGGATTTATCTTTTACGGAATCCATAAACTTTTGGTATTCAGCCATCTTTTATAATATATAAATATAATATTATTATTTTTAAATCAATTTTATTTTAAATAATTAATTATTTATTTTTCCTAAATATATATTAATTATTTAAAATTATTATCTCTCTTTAATAAAATAATAATTTATATAAAAAAATGGATAGGATTATACCAAGGAATAAGATTAATTATTATAAATATTACGGAGCAAGAAAAGAAATTTATCAAATGAATTATGCAGAAAGAAAAAGACGCAATGCATTAGAAGCGGAACATAAAGATTATTATAAAAATTATTGGGAATTATCACTTTGGAAAGAAGATAATATGAGAGAATATAAAAAAATAATAAAAAAATAAAATAAAAATATTTAATTATATTAAAATGAAACTTGAGAAAGTTGTTAAGAGTGATGCTAAAGGTAAAAAATTTACAGCAATTTTTTGTATGTGTAAAGGAGAAAGTAATTGCTGTACTAAAGATAAAAAGAAAGTTCATTTCGGAAGTGAAGGAATGGACGATTATACGATTGGAGCAACAGAAAAACAACGAAAATCATATTTAGCAAGACACGCATCAGGTAAAACAGCGAAACCAGATACTCCAGATGCTTTGAGTTATAATATACTTTGGGGAAATTCTACTTCGAGACAAACTAATATTAATACTTTTAAAAAAAAATATAATCTCTAATTATATTAAATGCCTAAACGATACTTAACACGGTTTGATAATGAAGGAGAAAAATGTAAAGATGATATAAATTATTTAAGAACACATCTAGAATGTGGTATACCTTTTATACAAGATAGACCTTTTAATCCTATAAATCCACATAAGTTTAGTCAAATAGAAAGAGATTTTGATATTGATAAATACAGACAAGTTCCAACTATTCCGCGACATACTGCTCCAACTACACCAGAAATAAATAAAAAAATAAAAGGTTCAGTACAAACAGATCCTTATTCTGTTTATATGACACAAGACACAACAAACGATTTTTTTATAAACAAGTTTGGCGGTAAAGAAAATATGGTAGAACAACAATATTCAGGTTATGATATAATAGGTAATAGTTCTTACGCACATGAAGATTTTATAGAAACAGAATCAGGACGCGTTATTGGAGATATAGAATTACAAAATTATGGAAAAATAGAACCACAAGACATACCAAGACCAAGAGGTTCTGCCCCTGAAGAATTACAAGAAACAGCAATACAAAATCTTACAAGAAATACAACATCAGGCGAAACATTAAGAATAAGAAGAGTAATGTTTCCTGATATTCCACAAAATGCCCCAACAAGAACAGGACCAAAAAAATCAGTTCCACGAATTAAAAAAAAACCTGAAGCAATTAAAATAGTTAATACAAATGATTTACCTACTACATTAGCTAGAGAATTAATAGAACAAGGTTTTGCTAATGTAGAAACAGGCGAAATTAATACAACTGATATATTAAATAAGATAATAAAATTACAAGATGATACAACTTTTTTAACAAATGAAAATAAAGAAAATGTTGAAAATCAAATAAAAAAATTACAAGATTTATTAAAAGAAGTAAGACCATATGTTATACAAGAACCACCATCAGAATTAATACAAGAAAGATTACCACCACCACCAGATGCTCCCCCAAGTCCACCACAAGAAGAACAAATGTTCCCAATCGAATCTGTTGATGAATATGAAGTTGCAATGGAAGAAGTTAAAAAAATAATGAAACCAGGTGAAATAGATTTAACAGAAGCACAAAAAGAAATTATTATTAAAAACATGCAAAAAAGAGGAGTATCAAGAGAACGAACAATAGAAATGCTCAGCGAAGCAGAATTTTTAGATCCTGCGATGGAGCGAGCATTGGGAGGTAAAACACGAACAAAAGCAGAAAAATTGGCAAGATTAATTAGAGGAGGATTACAACACCATCATAGTGATTCTAATTTAAAAGCAGAAGCATTTAATATAGAAGTAACCGAAGATACACCTATTTTAAGTAGAGAAGAAGGAAGGGGTAGAACTAGATTACAAAAATTAACACAAAGAACAGGCGGACAATTACCAGAAGAATTAAGAATTAGATATAAACAATTAGAAAAAGGAGCAAATGAATTGAGTGAAAGAATATCAAAAACAAGCAGTGAAGCATTACAAAATATAAGAACAACATCTACAAGAATCTTTGGAAGACAATATGCACAAATGCCTCTAGAAATTACACCAATAGATTCAGCAAGAAATGTTTTTAATGTAGAAAATGAATTTGAAGATATAAGATTAGGAATTAGTGATATACAAGAAATTGCACCATTAACAGAAGAAATAATAATTAGAAGTGGAGGAAGACCAAAATTAACATTTAGCGAAAATTTAGCAGGAGTAAGAAGAGGCGTAACAAGTACAGAAGCAAAAATAAGTGGTGGTGGCGCAATAGCAGGTGCTGGTGCCGCAATAGGTATTAATATTCTTAATAATGACCTAATGAAAAAATTAAATATACAACAAAATATGGCGACAGCAACAGCATCTGGCGGAATAGCGGGAGCAGGAGGAGAAGTAACAGGTCGTATAGTTTCTATGGGAACAGCTTCCGCCTTAGAAAAAGCAGGAATAACAACAGGTCTCGAAACACTAGCGAAAGCATCAATTTCTACGTTAAGTCGAGGTGCGTTAGAAGGTGGTATTTTAGGTATTGTACTAACACCTGTAGATATGATATTTAATTCATATTTATATAATAGAATTCATAGCCATGCTGCTGCAAATTCAATCAGCGCAACAACAGTAGGAACTACCGCCGTCGCGGGTTCAGTAATACTGGCGGCGAGTGCTGGAGCAGCACCTGAAACAATGGGAATTTCTTTAGTTGTGGGTAGTCTCGCAACCGCAGGTATAGCTGCATACGGATTTTTTTCTGGAAATACAGAAGATAAAAAAGAAAGAGATAAAATTAATAATATTAAATCAACTGCCTCAGCAAGAACTGAATTAATAAAATCACTACCACAATATAAATATAATATAAATAGAGCAATAGATAAGTTTCCAAATAAAATAGCATTAGGTATTGATGACGAGTCATGGAATAGTTTTAAATCTAATTTAGAATCTTCATTTTCCCGTGGCACACAAACATCAACACAAACAGATGAAAAACAAATTGCTTCACCTGATCAAGAAAAGATTAATAGACTTTTTGAAAAACAAATAACTCATTATACAATAAAAGAATTATGTAAAAAATCAACTTGTAGCGATGAGTTAAAATCAAAAGATAAAGGAGAATTAAATAAAGAAGATTATGACTGGCTAAATAATAAAATGTCTGGAACATTAACAGAACAACAAAACTTACAAATACAACTCAATTTACAATCATTAAAATTCACACAAACAGAAATACAACAATCACAAACACAAATGTTAGATTCTTGGAATAATAAACAAGAATTAATAACTAATNTAGATACACTTCGTTCTGCTTATTTAGACACTACATGGAAAGCAAGATTTGATAAGTATGCTAAATTAGATGCTCAAAGAAGAGTAATAAGAGCATATCAAGATAATCAAACTACAATAGACTTATTACCTAAAAATATTCGTGATATGGCTAATTTAGATCCAGAATTTCAATCTACAATACAAAATTATTACAGCGACATGGAAACAACAGCAAGAGATATGAATATTAGTATTTCTCAATTAGTTCTAATACAAGGTACACCATTAACACAACAACAAATAGTTTATGAAGGTATGCAGTTTGATAATATTAAACAAAATCAGCAAGTAGTAGATGATGCTGGAAGAATAGCAAAACAAGAAGATGCGGTTAGACAATCAGCAGAACATTTTTATGATATAGACCAAGCATATATATTAACTAATCCAACAAGTATAACATCGTGGAATCCAAGCGATGCTCAAATTTTACAAGCGTATAATGCTGGTATGACTTTGCGAGAATATACAGATTATATGCACGAATTGGCAAAAGGTGAAGATGGTGATTTTTCAAGATTACCTATTTACACACAAGAACAAATAAAAAATTTCACAACTGCTGATGTAGCACATTTTAATGATGAACTAAATATGACAGGACATGAGGGCTTATATACATGGGACGAACAAAATAGAAGTTGGATATTAAATAATAATAATAATACTTTGTCTTCAAGACCTTATTCATCACCATTTATTCCGAGTAGAATATTAAAAGCAAGAAATGAATATGCTGATATGATACATGGATTAAATGATGAAAATCAACAATCAGTAGATGCTTTTAATACTAATTTAATGAGAGATTTATCAAGTTATGGAAAACATTATGATGCTATTGCAGGAGAGATAAATGATCAACGATTAAGAGAAGGTAGAACAGATTTATTATTTTATGATGTAGGTAAAATCTATGATAAAAATAAAATAGAATTTACTCCAATAAGTGATGTATATAAACCACGAGAATTAAGCGAACAAACAACTCAATCAGCTCAAGAATTAACTCCAACACAACAGAGAGAAATAGATAATGCTTATAAAATGTTTGATAGTGATAGTAGTCAAAGAACTGATAGTAGTCAAAGAACTGTTAAAAAACAATATAAATTATCACGACAAGATTATACAGATGTTAAAAGAAATATAGAAAGTAAAAATATTGTAAATCCTGATACAACACAATTAGAAACCGCTGTCCAAGAAGTTAAGTCTTCTTCTTCTTCTGTGGCTTAATTTTAGGTTTTTTACAATAAAACAAAAATGGCTGCTCTTTACAAATATCCACTTCAAATTGAGTATCTATTTGTTTTTCTTCTTTCTGTAATTGTTGTGGTATAGAATTAGGTATAATAACATTTGGTTCATTTGATAGTGGAAGCATATCTAAATGAGGTAAGAAATTCGTTAAATTATGAGAACCTAACCAAGATTCGCGAGAGTCACTTTGTGGTATAATTCGTATATCATTATAATCGCTGTACGCATTTGTAGAAAAAGAAACTAAATCAAAAGTATTAGTTTTATATACTCGTGTATTACTTGGTTTAGAAGAATTAAAAAAAAACGGTGATTCCCCAGGCGAAAAAACAACTGCTTTTTCACCATTTTCTCTTGCTATATAATTTCCCCAAGTTCCACCTCTCGAATGCCCTGTAATGTCTAAATTATTATAAACATTTTTAACTTGATTATAATGATTTTGTGCTTGTATAAAACTAGGGGCAGGTATAGGACTTCTATGAGTGCCTAACACAATTCCCGCATCAACAACCAAATCAACAGGATTTGTTATTCTTGTTCCACGATATGCTAAAATAGCACTTCCATCTGGTCTTACAATAGTCGAAGCATCATTATAAGAATTTTCTGGATCGAAAGTATAACCTTCGAGGTAAGTATCTAATATTTCTTGTGTTCTTTGAGCGTCATTATTATTATCATAATAGTCGTATGAAATTTGTGATGCTATGGCATATTCATAATCCTCCATCTCAACAGAATCATATTCTGTTGTATTACTCATTTAATATTAGTCAATATTATTTATTTCAATATCTTCTGGTTTTATTTCTAGAACATCTCTATCACATTGAAAGCAACAAGTTTTAATAGTTTTACATCTTGATTTCAAAAAATATGAAAACATAACACCTAAACAAGCACCAAAACTACCTATTAGCGTTATAACAAAAGTAGAATGTTTTTCTAAAAAGTCAGGATTATCAGGACAACCGGCTTTAATACATTCTATAGGACATACAATATCTGTTAAAGTATGAGACATCTATATTATATATAATTATAAAATATTTTATTATTATATAATTATATATAATGATTGCTTGGATAATAAATTTTATTAAAAAGTTTATTTTAGGAAATACAGATTTAAATGCTAATGGTATATCAGATAGAGATGAAATATTAAAAATGATAGAAAATAAATTAATAAGAAAGAGAGAAAAACAAAATAATAAAAAATTGAAAAAATTAATTAAATAATCTATAGATAATATAAGATGCTCATCTGTGGAAGAGAAGTTCTATATATCATGAAAACATATGCATGCTCGTGGGAAGATGCTATTGTAATCTACAAAGAAATTAAAAATTATAAATTATATATTTCAA